AATCATTTGAACTCACACTCCACCATTAGTTCAGTTAGTGCTGCCAAGGTATTAATTTCTTGGTCTGCCACGAATCCACCTTGATACAGATACTTAGCGATAATAAGAACAGCAGCGGGAATGCTGAAAGGAGTAAGGGATTCGTAACAAGCATCATAGACACGACGAAGAACAAGATGAGCATCGTTGTCAAGGTTGGCGACAACCCACTTGCGAACTTCAGTAAAGTTTTTATCCTTAAGATTCTTGACCAGTTCATTTACAGAAATGTCGGAAAATGATGCTAAAATTCCAGAATCAATCTGCCCACTTACGGAGTATCGCTGGCACTCGTTGAGGACTCGTCGCCAGTCGGGGAAGTGTTTGTTGATGAGTTCTGCAAGGACTTTAGGATCGTATTGTACACGTTCTTCATCCAAAATGTTTTGTATACGCTTGAAGAAGGATCCTGCCAATGCGGTTTTTTCTTTCCCTTTGATTGAGAAATCAACAACGGCACATCGGGAGTGGAGGGGTTCGATGATTTTGTTTTTGTAATTACAGGTGAAGATGAAGCGGCAGTTGCCAGCAAATTCCTCAATAAACGCCCGTAGCAGGAGTTGTACGTCGTTCCCTGTGTTATCTGCTTCGTCAATGATGACGACTTTGTGTTTAGCAGTTGACGAAAGCGATACGGTGGAAGCGAAGTTCTTCGCATTGTTTCTGACAGTATCGAGGAATCTACCCTCGTCGGATCCATTGATGACATAAACATCTACCCCCAATTCATTACAGAGTGCTTTTGCTACTGTGGTCTTACCAATACCAGGAGGACCAGCAAGAAGCATATTTGGAATTTCACCCTTATTTAGAAACTCCTGAAAAGTTTTCTTGGTACTTTCAGGAAGAATACAATCTTCAATTGTCTTTGGGGCATATTTTGCTACCCACAAAAAATCACTATTCATAATCAAATCCAAGATGGTTTTCGTTCAGGCATACGAAGATAGTTGTCCTTCACCCAAGGCTTAGAAGCAATATATCTTTTGTAAGCAGTAAAAGTGTCAATGCTTGTGTCAAATTTATACTCATTTGGCATTGCTCTTGCAAATGGGGTTACATTAGTTATTTTTCCTTTTGGAAAAAGATAATAAGCGCCTAGAAGAGTATTATAGCACGAATGGATTTTACCATAACGCACAGAATACTCATCACACAAGTTCATTCCCCATTTGATTAACCAATAGGCATTATGGATACTATCCAGTGCCCATTTGGTACAGGGATGATTACGAAACGCTCCTTTTTCCGTCTTGTATGGAGTGTTATCTGACTTATATAGATTGCCATAATTGTGACCCCATTTACTAGAGGCGACAATAGAAAGCATTTGACAGCACTCCAATGGCATTTTGACAATATGTTTATCAGGAAGACAAATTGCACTTTCAGCAGGCCAAGGAGAAGTTACAAAGATGTTCATCAGAAACAATACTTTTGAAGTACATATTTAACTTGATTTGGTTTATCTTCCATCCAAAATGCTTCCCTATCTACTTGCTGCAACCGATAATCAAAAGCAATTACTTTCTTGAGATCAGTTTCTCTCCTTTCAGTCAAATACATCGATGAAGGATTTATACCAAAAGGACTTAGTTCTCGAAAATTTCCTTTACATGATTGTGCTACATGAGCAGATTCATGCAACAGAGTTTCAAATACATCATGTTCAACATTACCATAACTTTTAATTTTATTAGTGCAAAAAGTTAAAGTTTTTTTAGTAGCACTATAAAATCCAAAAATATCATGTTGACGACAAATCGGAGCATTTTCAACTACCCGAACTTTTTTGGACACCATATTATAAATGGATTGTCCATCGGGAGAAAGATAAAGAAGAAATTCCATCAACCAAAGGTAGAATCAGGTTCCAGAGCAATATAATAGCAGAGATTATACTTAGGATTCGTGAACTGTGACAGAAGTTTTTGTGACACTACCACATCATAAGCACCAGGAATAATCTTGATATTTTCTACCTTGAAGTTGAAGGTGAATTCCTTATCGGTCTCACCAACCACAATGGCATATTCGTTGGAAGTGTCGTTCTTCTTATCACGAACCACCAGTTTGATAACACCATTCTCACCAACCGCAGAAAGATCGGGAAGTTGATACACTGCTGCTGCCTTGACCAGTTTCTCCAAAGAAGTGCTGTCCAGTTGAAAGCAAACATCCTGTGAAGGAAGTTGAATGTCTTTATCGGGAGGAGAGATAATCACATTGGGGTCAGCAAAGAAATATTTCACACGACGCTTGCCTTCTTTAATGCTCAAATATGATTCCTCAGTAAAATCAAGGTCAGGGTCTTGATGAAGACTCAGACCATTCAGAAACTGGTTGAGGTCATAAATCGCAAAGTCACGGGGGAATTCTTCGGTGATTTCTGCTTCTGCCAATATATTTTTTGCCACCGAAATAGTGCGTAGTTTATTACCTTTCTTAACTAAAATGGAATTATTAATACCAGCAAAATTTTTAAGAAGGGCTAGAGTAATGTCGGAAAGTTTCATAGTTTTGTTTTGGAGTTTCACTTGTTTTCAACGAGATTAAGATGATTAATCAAAAGAATAGTATAGTGTAATACTTTGAACAAATCGGCACGAGGAGTTCCTTTCGTATCATATCGATCAATATACTTGGTTACATTACCAGCGCAAAATCCTTCACGACGATTGTGTTTAATCTTATCAAGGGTTTGTTCAGTTCCACCACCAGTCCTATCAACATAGTGCTGACTATAAGTACCAGAGATATACTGTTCAAGTTGTTTCAGGATTTTATCTTCGTTGTATTTCCAGAAACCATTAGCATTTGTGTTTTCGGGCATAGTAATATTGTAAGAATTTAATGAAAAAACATCAGAAGAAGCAGAAGGATTACCAGTCAAACTAATCCCATCATCATTCCAATAATACTGAGATGTATTCCAATCATACATTCCCCCAGGAAGATGAGAACCAGAAAATGAAATTGTATCAGATCCACTTCCACCAAGAATAGTAGTATTTGCAGTAGAGATATAATCTGAATAATTGGTTTCTAAGTTTTCAGACATAATTTTTCATAGTAAAGGTTAAAAAAGAGGAGGCACATTTACCTCCCCCAATTATATCAAATATAAGGAGGATAGTCAACTTTCTCAGGCGCCTCTTCAGTAGGCATCTTAAAATCAGTATCCACCTTATCATACAGTTCCAAGAACGATTGCTTGGTCTCATCATCAAAGCGATTCACACACACTTGGATTGCCTTTGCCTTATCGTTAAAGATGCTGTAGGCACGGATGATGTGGACCAGACGGCGGGTGCTGATGATTTCTTCAATACCACCATCATAGAAGGTCTTGCGAATGATATCTGCCCAATCAACCAACCGCTTGCAGAAGTCACGATCTTCCACGCCAAGATCCAGAGCAATGCCTTCAAGGATCTTCTGTTCGGTGGCAGGAGCGGGATATGCCTGCTCAAAGGTCACAGGAAAACGCTCAAGGAATGCTTCATTGAGCACGTTGGTGCCGATGAAACGACCATCATCAGAACCCTTACCTTTAGTGTTGGCAGTGGCAATCACATTGAAACCAGAGGCGGGTTTCACGAAGCGACCAATCTTCTTCAGGAAAACACCCTTTCCTTCCAACACGGATTGGAGACAAAGGATTTTGTTGGATGCCAGGTCAATCTCGTCAAGGAGCAGGATCGCTCCACGTTGAAGGGCTTCAATAACTGGACCGTTATGCCACACAGTAGCACCATCAACAAGGCGGAATCCACCAATAAGATCATCTTCATCAGTTTCAATAGTAATGTTTACACGAATCAGTTCGCGCTTGAGTTGAGCACACGCTTGCTCCACCGAGAACGTTTTACCGTTACCCGACAGACCCGTAATGAACGTAGGGTAAAAGATACGGGACTGAATAATTTTTTTAATATCGTTAAAGTTACCAAACTTGACGAAGGTATCATCTTTATCAGGAATAAGGTTTTGTTCAGCGGCAGGAAGAACGGCAGGAGCACTGAAAGAACGCTCAATCTCTTCAACACGCTCCTGAGTGACTTCCAGATTCCAACGACCACGATTGGTTTTGAACTGCTCAAGACGACGAGTCACGGTCTGATAATTCAGACCACGAGAAGCACAGAAACCCTTCAGATCTCCAGAAGTGATTTCAGAACCATACAGTTCTTTGATGCTATCAAAAAGGTCTTGGTCGTTCACAGAAGATTTGCGAGGCATGATGTAATTAGGTGTTTCATTTGAACTCTCATATTATACAAACAAAAATGGGGCAACCAAGTGCCCCATGTGACAGTTTTAGAATTGGCACAATCAACGCATTGATGGGTTTCTTTCCGCAGCACTTAATGAACCATGCTGTCTAGGATCGTCATCATCTGGTTCTCTTTCTCTCATTTGTCTTTGTCTCTGCTTCTTCATTTTTAGATTTTTTTGCGTTTCTAAATCAGCATCAGGTCTTTGCTGTGCTTCTGCAGTTTTAGAAGTTCCCCTTCCTATTCTCTGCAATTTGTAATAAAGACGAGTTGCTTCCTCAATTTGCTCTTTATCCATATTTGCCATAATCACAAGAGCATCCTGATTTGTATCAGCATACCCTTCTGCAACTAAGTATTCCAGCAAATAATCAAAAAGATCTATATTTTCTTTTACTGGACGATAATCCTTACTTGTTGCAGTTGGGGTTTTTCTTCCTGAACCAGCAGGGGCAAGGACAGCACCTACAGCTTTACCAACTGGATTTGTCTTCATAAAGTTAGATGCTACATCAAGTGCTTTACCAACTTTCTGCTGAAGATCTTCATCTAGTTGTTCAATACTATTATACTCATTTGCCTTTTCTCTCAATTCTTCATTATAAACCGCCTCATACATAAGACGAATATCTTGAACCTGTTGGGAATTCATATGAGTTGTTATACTTTTCTAAGATTATTTATCAAGCGACAAGTTCCATAAACTCACCAAGAATCTTTTTGTTCATTTTTTTAGATTTCAAACTCTTTACAAAAGCAGATTTGATTTGTGCCTTAGAAGCATCTTCAGCAACATCAAACTCAGTGTCTTGAGATAGAGCAGTTGCGGAAAGACCGAAGTAAGAATGATAACCAGATTTTTTAATGGTAAATGCTTTTTCTTTTCTCCAAGAACTCATCACCTTTTCGAGCTCTGGACCATACCATCCATAATATCGACGAATGAAGTTACCAGCATCACGACCTTCTAGAACACGAATACCGATAAAGTTAATGTCAGCAAACTTGTCCCGCAGGTTGCGAAGAAACACATCAGTCATTTTATGCCATTCACAATCCAGAGAATAGGTATTTCCTGTTTTACGATCACGCAGAAACGAACTAAATCCAATCGCAGCAGTCCCCAAATATGGGTCTTCCTCCCAGTGACGCTTGACCTCACGGTGATACTTGATGCCACAAGACTCACCATCAGTCAAAATTACACACTGAACTTTCTGAAGTTTGTTTTCCTTTTGAAACTTAGGTAGAATCTGATGAAGAGAAATCAGTGCCTCATTCAGAGGGGTCCCAGAGAGAGAAAGTCCCAAAGGAATCGAATAACGAGCATAGCAGTTACGTCCAAACGAATAGGCAAGACGAAAAATATTCTTCATCTGTTCTTCCAGATTCTTGCCGTTCACATTACTGGTCAGAAGATTCATCATTGAGAACCACTCACCAACTTGAATCAATCCAGGTTTTTTTTCATAGGCAAGTTCCCGAAGATTTGCCTTACCTTCTTCATTGTAAGAAACAAGAGGATATTCAGTAGTAAAGGCATAAACCTCAAACGGAATCGCAACTTTCTTACAGAACCAAACAAGGTTAAAGAGTTGCTTGACCGTATCCAACATCACATCACACATCGAACCAGACCAGTCCAGCACAAACACCAGACCGTGATTCTTACCATTGGCAAGAGTGGTGACTTTCTTGAACAGGTCTTCGTTGTATTTGTAGGTGTGAAGTTTGGAACAGTCCAGAACCCCAGTGCGGGCAGTTGTAGCACGGGCATAGGAATCTGCTGCCTTACGACACTCAAATTCTTTCACCAGATAGTTGACTTCCTTCTGAGCAGAACGCTTGAACTCTACAAACTGTCGATCAACTTCACCAAAGAGATCTTCATACTTATATCCAGTATTTTCCGAATAAGAGTCCCAAGACTCTTTACAGTTAGAATGAATCTGAGCATTCGGAACAATTACTTTTTTCAGGTCAAGATTAGGCAGTTCCAGATAGACATTTTCAGGACCACTATTATTGACGAGTTCTTTCAATGCCTCTTCCAGAGACT